TTGTTGTACCATATATCAAATTATTACTAATATTTGGTACAGCTAATGAACTTGTGGTAAAAGTCATTGTTAATGTACTATTTAATTGGTTACTATTCATTGTAGGACTTACCAATGATGAGGTACTTAATGTTGGTATTGTTGTTACAACATTATTACTACCACCTATATATCCATATGTTCCCACTGTACTTGCTCTACTACCATTTAAAATAATATTATTAGAACCTGATATTACAACTGAACCTGATTGAGTTGTAACTGAACCTGTATGACCGAATATTAAATTTGAACCTGTTACTGAATTAGAACCTGTAATATTAAATTTAACTGAACTATTATTAGAAGCAGGATTTAAAATATATACATCACCCACATTTGTAAATGAACCTGTATTACTTAAAGAACCACTTATATTTAATGAACCTGTTATATTTGTGTCTTTTAATGAGTTAGGTGAAAAACCTGGTTCTTGTTGATTAATTTTACCATCAACATTAATGTTATTTCTTGGATTTGAACCACCTGCAGTAATATTAATATTACCATTACCTTGTGTAAATAGTGTTAAAGGAGTATTTGATTTTGCATTTAAACTAATTGAACTATCTGATATGTCCACCAATGGGTTTCCTGTATTACCTGTAAAATCAACTTTAAATGAACCTGTTATACCTACATTGTTTGTTGTGTTCCATACTGAACCTGTCAGTGCAAATAAACTATCACCACTAGTTCCTGATGTACCACTACTACCATCACTACCATTACTACCGCTCGTTCCTGATGTTCCTGAACTACCTGATGAACCATCTGTTCCATTTGAACCAGATGTTCCTGATGAACCATCACTACCACTTGTTCCACTCGTTCCATCACTACCATTAGAACCTGATGAACCTGATGAACCATCACTACCACTACTACCTGATGAACCTGAAGAACCATTTGTTCCGTTAGACCCTGATGTTCCGTTTGTTCCATTACTTCCACTACTACCATTAGTTCCATTACTTCCTGACGTACCACTACTTCCATTAGAACCGTTTGTACCACTTGAACCTGAACTTCCATTAGAACCAGATGTTCCATCTGTACCGTCACTACCACTTGTACCTGATGTACCATTAGTTCCGTTTGTGATTGGAACATTATTGATATAGAATGAACCTGAAATATTAACTTCAGTTAAACTCATTTGTAATGGACTATTAGAACCATCACCTGTTTGTATTGTTTGTAATGTACCTGTTAATCCTGATGTACTATCAGTCATCTTTAAAAGACCTTGATAAGAACTTGATACGTATAGATTATTTAATTGGCCCATGTTATATTTTTTTTGTTTGTTTTATATATTTTTCCACGCTGTTGATATTGTGTTCCATAATTCTGCAAGTTCATACCATTTCTTATTTGCTGCTACGAATGGTAATTCAGGAAGAACACATCTGTTATAATCAAATGGTTGTGTTAATTGTAAGTTCATTGTCCATCCTCCCAATACTGTTTCAAATCTTTCAAGGAATGGTTCACACGTTGCGTTCCATTCTGACTCATACTCACTCAAATACAATACTGTAAATATATCCTTACAAATTTCTAACCCATCGTTCATCACATCTCGTTGATTTGAATAGTCATCTTCAATTACATCCGTTATTATTACTTGAAAGTTATATATCAATTCATTCTGTGCCAGTGTTGTTTGACCTGGTACAATCCACATCCTCGTATATAATGGTTCTTTCTTGGTCTCAATGTCCATTGTTAATTGTGTAACATCACCAAATCCATAAGAGTTAATCTGTTCGTGTGCTCTTGCTATCTCTTTTAAATCATCCAATATTAATTTGTAATTAACTTCATTAACTGATGTTGGTAATGTTAATCCTGATATTGGTAATACACAAGTATTATAATCAAACGGTTGTTCTATTGTGATGTTGAGAGTCCATCCACCTAATAGTGTCTCATATCTTTCCAAGAATGGTTCAGCAGGACTATTCCATAATGGTTCATAATCTATACTGAATCCACCAAATGTTGCTGTATATGATTGATATAAGATGGTCCATACATCTTTAACCGTTTCCAATGTGTCAGACATAACATCTTCTTGATTAGATAGGTCAGCATTAATAATATCACATATGATAATAGAGAAATTATAGTCCAATCTATTCTGTGCAAGTACAGTTTGACCTGGTACCACATACATTTTCATATATACAGGTTCCTGTTTGGTCTCTATATCCATTGTAAGTTGGGTAATATCACCATAACCAAAAGAATTAATCTGTGGGTTATAATAAGCTATACCACTTAAATCCTGAATAATCTGTTTGTAGTTGGTCATATTAGTAAATATAAAAAAACCAAAAGCGTATTATGAATTACGAGCTTGTTTCATAATTCTTTCTTGCTCTTGGTCGTAGTTTATTAAATAGGATAGTTGGTTTAGAACTTCCACCACCGTTTTTTCGTAGATGTACTCGTGTTTTGTAAAATCATTTGAAGCCAATCTATTGACGACAACGAACCAACCATAGACCGATTGAAAAGAGCGGCTATTATAATCTTCCTCAAACTCCATACGAGCTTTATCCTCGTCCATATTGGCAATGTCTTGATCGAAGACAGCTGGAAATAGTTTGAATATCTGTTTGCGTAATTGATAAAAAAAAACTGAGCCGATAATATGACACCAACATCTAATTTATTCTTAAACAGTTCAGCCCGTTTCTGCATGTTCTTTACATCATACTTCTCAATCTCAAAATCATGATGGGACCTTTCACTAATAATTGGTCTATACATTATTGCTGCAAGAATGTGTAACATATCTAATACCTCATCTTCTTTCTTGGTACTGATTGTGTCCATATCCACATATTCTGCAAACGATAGGTCCTCCCATTTGGGGAAGAATCCATAATGAACACCATCCAATTCAAACCTATCTTTAAACTTGGGTCTTTCTGTTGGTATTAGTTTTAGAATTTCTGATGCTAAATAATTAACCTTCTCAAAATCTGTCTCTAATAAATCCTCAACAGGTGCTCCTGTAAATAAACTTACCAACTTCGCTGCATAATAATCATCCGAGAATAAATCTTTTAACTTATACATCTTAACATAATGACCTATCGTCATTAGTTCTGGTATTTCGTATTGTTTATCTTCTATTTTAAATTTTGTCATTTTCTTCCCCATTTTTTATCCTTATTACTAATCTTGTAGTTACATCCACAGGATTTAGTATTATTACTTGTAACATTCTGTATCATAACCATCTTCTCATTACCACATTCACATTGGAATAGACCAGTCTTATAATGACTATTACCTGATTTAATAAAACCTGTACGTTTGATTAATGTTAGTTTGTTTTGTTTGTCTCCTATATTCATATATATAATATACACTTTTTTTTAGATAAATGAAATTGAATATTTACCTGTTGTCTTTTGATTTTTAATGTGGAAATACATACCCATCATAACAGCATCACTTATATCTGGAGACCTACCTAATAGTTTCTTTTGTTCATCTTTTGATATTACTGCTACTTTACCATCTTTATCAACGTTCTTTAATTTAACAGATAATAGTTCTTGTGTCAAGTCGTCAACAGTTGATGGGTTATTAATATTAATACTAATCAATCCCTGTTTAAACATTTCAGAAAGTTTAAGATATGATTGTGATTTTAGATTAGTGAAGTTCTGATTGTGTAATGGTTTAGCATTATTCATAAAGTTAATTCCACGTAATTGGTCCCCAACTCCTGAACCTATACCATCTGTGTCCACAATAATATTCTGTGGGTGAACACCATATGTGGACATTAATAGTTTTATTTCTTCTGATAATTGGACCGTTGATAGTTTCCTGAATATAAATATTTCGGTTATAACTAATCCAACCCACATAACCACAACAGACCTATCATCCCCAAATCTACTTACGTCACAGGATAATCTTTTAACATCATTTGGATTTGGTGCCATTCTATACATTGATGAACTTATTAAATCAAAATCAAATATTGAACTAATGTCTGATGTATATCTCCAATTACCGTTTAATAGTCTCTCACGTTGTAATGTAGGAAGTTCTTTTAACATTTCAATATAGGAGTCAGGAAGATATGGATTGTCGTATGGTAAGGATGGTATGAATATTTTATTATCTTCTAATGTACCTTCTTCGTGAGGAAGATAAAATCTTGTCATTAACCAATTCTGACCAGGATTTGATGTAAGTAATATTTTAGGTATAAGATTATATTCATTCAATTTAAAACGGATACGTGATTTAAGAATTGAGAATGTTTCAAAACTTATTTGTACAGCTTCATCCACATATACTGCCGTTAATTCTAAACCACCGAGACTATCTTTATTAACGTCAGATGGTTTATCCTCAAGGTCTTTTAATATTATCTCTGAACCATTATAGAATGTTAATACATTTGATTGTGCATTATATGTATAATGTTTATCAGATAGTAAGTTCATAAATTTTGGTCCTAATACTTCCAATAAGGTTTTGAATGTTGTTTGTTTGAGTGTTGCTAATACCGTTCTACCTATTAATGTTCTAATACCTGGATACTTTAAACATAAAGTTACAATCCAAATACAACCTAATGTACTTTTAGATCCCCCTGCACTACCACCGAAGCATATCTCATTTGTAGTATTATCTGTTAGATATTTCCAAGCCAATGATTGTTTAGGTAGTAAATTTATATCAGACATTTTTTTTCATTTATGAAGTTTTTTGTGTGTTATAATATAAAAAAAATTAATCTTTATTTAAA